AACTATTTATATATATGAAACTCGATCAATTAAGAAAAATCATACGAGAAGAAGTAAGAGCTGCTGTTAAGGAAGAGTTACAAGACGTAATCTCCGAAGCAGTAAAAATAGCTAGTACTCCGCAGCAAGCTACCTACAAAGAGGTACCTAAAAACCAACCTAAAAGATGGTCAACTGGTAAGAGTGCTTCTCTAGATGCTATGCTAGAAAACACAAGACAAGAAATGTCTAGTCAAGATTACAATAACATGATAAATAATCCTGGACCTATGAAACCAAATTTTGCTTCTAATATAGCAACGGGTATGGGATTAACAGAAAACTCTGGACCAATGCCAGGTATAGATATCTCTAAGTTAGATTTTGTAAGTAAAGCAAAGTCTATATTAGATAAATCATACGAAAAAGATAGACAAGGAAGATAACAGATGATAGTAAGGTTTGAACAAAAAGATCCGTTAGATATAAGAACATCAGTAGGTGTAGGTGTTAACCTACCATTCTCTGGTAACGCTGTCTTTAATACAACCTACACTACTAAAGAAGCTATCAAAGCTAACCTGATTAACTACTTCTTAACAAACAAAGGAGAAAGATACCTTAATCCCTTATTTGGCTCTGATATAAGGTTGCTACTTTTTGATAATGTATCTGAGGATACTATTATAGAACTGAAAGCACGTATAATATCAGAAATAGGGACATTTTTTCCTAGAGTTAAAAAAACATTATTTGAGATATCCGGTGACCCGGATAATAATACACTTAGAGTATACCTTAAATATAAAATTATAAACTCTAGTATTCAAGACGAAATCCTAATAAATATAGATCAATAATGGCTCAAGATAGAGAAATAAAATACGTTAATAGAGGATTTAATGACTTTAGATCACAGCTAATAGAGTATACTAAGAATTACTTCCCTAATACCTATAATGACTTCTCTCCTACATCACCAGGTATGATGTTTATAGAAATGGCATCTTACGTAGGAGATATATTATCCTTCTACCAAGACAGTCAACTTCAAGAGACTTTTTTAACTCACGCTAAAGACCCTAAAAATTTATACTCTTTAGCATACATGATGGGATACAAACCTAAGACTACGGGAGTATCATCAACCAAGCTACAGATAACTCAAATTATTCAAGCTAATTCTTCTAGTCCATACTTACCTAAATGGAATCAAGCTGCTATTATACCTCAAAATTCTATCATTACATCTACTGATTCATCTCAAACTAAATTTTTAATTGACAGTAGGGTAGATTTTCAATTTTCAAGCTCTTACGATCCTACCGAAGTAACTATACATAGTTTAGATAGTGGCAATCCGTCAGAGTATAAACTTGTTAAAAACGTAGATGTATTTTCAAGTGAAATAGTAAGTACTAATTTTGCTATAGATTCTGTAGAACAGTTTAAAACTTTAACCATACAGGACTCTAATATTGTAGGTATACTAGATATAGTAGACGCAGAAGGTAACGAATGGACAGAGGTAGATTATCTTGGACAAGATACTATTTTTGTATCTGGTTCTTCTTCTAGTGATTTAGCTATACAAAAAGTACCTAAAAGGTTTGTAAGTAGATTTACTTCTAACGGAAACCTACAGATTCAATTTGGAGCAGGTACTAACGATAGCGACGACTCAATTATACTTCCCGACCCTACTACTATTAGAAGTAGTAATGTAAGAGATAAGTTTAATAAAGCATATGACCCTTCTAATTTTCTACATACTAAATCTTACGGAGTAGCTCCTGACTCTAACCTAACCGTCAGATACTTAAAAGGAGGAGGAGTTAGCTCAAATATACCTGCTGATACTCTTAATACTATATCTTTTAATGTACTAGCAAATGGAGATTCTTCTAGAATATCAAGTGCTTTTTTAACATTCACTAATCCAAAAGCAGCAGAAGGTGGAAGAGACGGAGATAGTGTAGAAGAGTTAAGAGAAAATTCTTTAAGAGCTTTTAACGAACAGAGTAGAACAGTAACATTAAATGATTATGCTGTTAGAGCTCTTTCACTACCGCCTCAATTTGGAAGCGTAGCTAAAGCTTTAGTAATACAGGAACAGATTTTAAGCAGTAATATTAATCCTAATACGGTAGAGAACTATAATCCTTTTGCTTTAGGGTTATATGTACTAGCTTATGATAAAGATAAGAAACTTATCACAGCATCTTCTCAGTTAAAAAATAACCTTAAAACTTATCTATCAGAGCATATCATGGTATCTGATTCTGTAAACATAAAAGATGCCTTTATCGTTAACATTGGTATTGAGTACGATATAATCTTAAGACCTAATTATTCTGGTAGAGATGTTATTAACCAATGTAACGTAGCATTAAAAGATTTCTTTAATATTGATAAGAGAAGTATAAATCAATCTATTAATATTGCAGGTATTTATACCCTGCTAGATAAAGTAAAAGGCGTACAAACAGTACAAAATTTAAAAATAACTAACAAACAGGACAGCACAGGTGCAACTTATTCAGCTTACGCTTATGATATAGAAGGAGCTACAAAAAATAATACAGTGTACCCATCATATGATCCTTGTATTTTTGAAATAAAGTACCCTAACCAAGACATTAAAGGACGAGTAACAATTATATAAAATGGCAATATATAGAATTTTTCCCGAAAACGATACTTTTATATTCACTGAAAATATTACAGGTAACGCTGGTTTAGATGAAATAAATGAAATCGGAGGCTACCCTGTAGCAGGAGTAGGGCAGGCTTCTAGAATTATAGTAAAAGTAAAAACTGAAGACATTAAGTCAACTATAAATGATAAAGTAGGAGCTAACCTTTTTACTGCTTCACTACATTTATCTTTAGCTTCAGCATACGAACTTCCTCAAGCTTACACTTTATATTCTTACCCAGTATATGATAGCTACACACCTGGTGTAGGTAAGTACGGAGATGTCCCCGTTGATAACTCAGGAGTAGCGTGGTCTTTTCCAACAGGATATATTGATGCAGATAGTACTAAATGGTCTACCCCAGTTTACGCTACTGTAGCAGGAGTTACAGGTTCATATGGTCCAGTAGGATCTTTAGGATACGGAGGCGGAGGAGCGTGGTATACCGGTTCTGCAGGTGTTAATTTAGAGTCTTCTAAACTTTATAATGTAGGAGACGATCATGATGTAGACATTAATATTACCAATGCTGTTACGCTTCATTATAGTGAATCTATAAACAATAACGGCTATATAGTAAAGCTTCAAGATAGTTTAGAATTTTCAACTTCTTCTTATACACGTCTTAAGTATTATAGTAACGATACTAATACTATATACCCTCCTTACGTTGAATTTAAATGGGATGATAGTTCATACTCTACAGGATCACTTTCACTTCTTGATACAGACGAAAGCTTTATTAATATAACTAATAACAAAGGAAAGTATGTAGATGAAGGAAAACAGAGGTTTAGACTAAAAGCACGTCCTAAGTACCCTACTAGAACTTTTACTACCGGTTCTTCTTATACTACGAACTATGCTTTACCAGCTGCATCATACTGGGGCATAAGAGATGAATTTACAGAAGAAATGATTATTCCATTTGATACCTCTTATACTAAGATAAGTTGCGATGCGACAGGACCTTTTTTTGATGTACATATGGATGGTCTTCAACCAGAAAGACATTATAGAGTTTTAATAAAAACAGAATTAGACGGAACTAATACAGTCGTAGATAATAATATAAGTTTTAAAGTTGTTAGAAATGGCTAAAAAGATAAGTATACAAAAAACTGCTATACAGAAAAACGAACTTGAAAAAGTAATTTCAAGGGAGTTTACAACTTTTACTCAACCTGTTGACGAAATAGAAACTGACACAGTCTTTGAATTATTTAGACTATATAATAAACTTTATATGGATATTCCTTTAGAAGGAGATTCATCGCATACTACTCTAATAGAAGAGAGTTCTAAACTAGTAACTTTTGAAAAAGATAACAGCGATATACAGCCTCTTCTTGACGAAATAACTAATTTAAGAGAACAAATTTTACAAGCAAACGAAACTATAGAAGAACTAGAACAAGAACTTTCAAACGTAAATACAATATAAAATGGCACAATTTAAGGATTTCAACGGAGCTAATTTTGGAAACGCACACCAATCAGATACTACTTATAAGATAGTAAAAGCTCCATTAGCAAATGGTAATCCGTCCTCAGGTTCTATATACCTAAGCGGAAGTGGTGGATACGTTAATTCACCTACCAACATTTCAAAAGCATCTCTGGATGCAGGAATAAATGTTAGAATAGACGATAACGACGTTACAAGGTCTATCGTAGAAGTAGAAAACGGAACATGTGATGGCGAACAAGCATTTGCTACTTGGGTATTCCCAACACCTACAGCAACACCTACTAATACACCAACACCTACAAACTTAGCTATCTTTAGTAATAATAACTTCTTCTCAGTAAGTAGTAACTTAACTACTAGTGGAGGAGATGCAGACGCATCAACAGCATGTGGTGTAGTTGGTAATGGAACTTATAATAGAACTTTAGATATACATAAAGACTCCGGTAATGGACAAAGCAATAACTACCCAGAAGTAAACGATGTACTTAAAATTTCAGGGTCACCTGTTAACGGTAATTATTTAAGTTATAGCGGAAACTTTGGATCAGGACCAGAAACTAAATCGATTGCAGTAAATGCAGGAGGACAGGTACAAACTGTAGCTGACTGTTAATAGAAAATTTTAATGAAGTATAATTATAACTTTATACCAGTACAACCTTCTGAGATAATTCAGATAGATAGCTTTAGTTCTGCTGATAGCGAGCTACTACAGGACTTTAAAGTTAACAGTACTTTTAATCAGTTTTCAAACTTTATAGAGCTTCATTACTATACCTTAGACGGTAGGTTACTAAAGTCTATAAACAACTATACTAACTTTAGATCAAATCAAGATAGTGAGTCTACTTTAAATGATAGCTTATCTACATTAACTCTAAGAACAGAAGATGATGTAAAACTAGGAGGATATGAAGCAGGCGATGTATACCTTTATTATAACTTTTTAAACGACTACTACACTCAAGATAATTCTAAATTAAAGTTTTTTATAGAAGAAATATCTCCTGATAGAAAAGAGATAAGATTAATTACCACCAGAGCAAATAAAGAATCAGTAGAAACTAGTACAGCAGAAATTAAAACCTCTCTAACTGAATCAGACGCTGAAACATTCTATCTTAACTTAGGTAAGAATAGACTTTTACTTTGTACTAATATAGATACATTAGACTATAAAGAAGACACTTCTGTTGTAGTAAAACTTTACAACCAGCTTCCTAGCGATATACAAGTTAAACAGCAACTAAGTATTAACTCTCAAGTTAATGATTCAATTGCATATAGAGTAGATTCAGAAGTTGTACTTACTGAACCTAAAGTTAAGTACTTAAAAGGTCCTAACTTTAACATACAGGAGGGTAAAGGTACTTCAAGCCCTACTCAATATTTAAGTATAGACGAAGCATTTAGCTACCCAGTTACTAATTCTTATTACGAAGTTAAATCTTTATTTGAAGAAAAAGGAGCTTCTCTATCTATTGAACATTCCGACTATAACTCTTTTATTAACTTTAGTTCAGCAGAAGAGAGATTAAGAAACTTTAAATATAAATTAGACTTAATTAATAGCTACCAATCTCAAAGCAATAATATAAGCTCAGCTGGTAACTACTCTAATGAAAGTGTAGAGCATTACGATAGTCTTATTAATACTATACTATCTAACTTTGACCACTACGATAGATTCTTATACTATGAATCTAGTTCTTACAGTTGGCCAAAAACAGGTACCGATAAACCATATATACCGGTAATAGGATCTGCAACAGGATCATGGTATAACAGCCAACTTATATCTGCTTCTGATTTTGATAATACTAATCCTAACCAACTTATAAACACAGTACCAGAATTCTTAAGAGAAGATCCTAGCAACGTAAAGTATACTACCTTTATTCATATGGTAGCTCAACATTTCGATAACTTATGGATCTATGCCAAGAACGTTACAGATAAATATAACTCAGATAACAGACTTGACTTTGGTATTTCTAAAGACCTTATTGATGATGCTTTAAAGAATTTTGGAGTTAAATTATACAACAGTAATAGGTCTACTCAAGAACTATTTGAAATGTTTACTGGTCAAGCGTATTTAACAGGTAGTGAAGGTAACTCTTCAACATTACCGATTGAAGTTGTAAGTGGATCAAATACAGTAACATCTCAAGAAAATTATAGAAAACAAATTTACAAAAGAGTATACCACAACTTACCTCTTCTACTTAAAAGTAAAGGAACTGATAGAGGAATAAGAGCTTTACTAAGTACTTTTGGTATTCCATCATTCTATTCATCTGATTC